TTTGCGCAAATGCTCCGGCGTGGGAAAACGTTCGCTCATAAGTTCGGGTAAGTTTTTCCAAGCCTCACTAAGGGCGGCAAAATAATGATTATGGGTTTTATGAGAGCGGTCTTGCACCTCAATCAGCCGGTATTTTGCGCCGACAACATAATGTTCATCACATTGCTTGCGTGATTGTGAACCCAAAGGCCAAAAAGCCTCACCGTTCCAGATGAAGAGAATCGGGGTGGGGGTGGTCATTTGATAACCCTCATTGCTGGGTTAATAAGCTTGGCTAGTTGCGTTAAGCCTTTGGAGGTAACGCGCGCCTGTTTGCCTTTATCATTGCGTTCAACCATGCAAAGCTCTTTTGCCATGTCGAGGGTGAGGTGATAGTCTTTCTTGTTGTGACCGCCGTGACTTGCTTCATTATTTTGTGAAGCCAAAACATAGTCCTGATTTTCTACAAAATCATATTGGGCAATGCGTTCCTTTATCCAGTCGGCGAATTGCCTCTTGCTTTCAAGGAACTTGTGCAGCTCTCTTGCATTGACGGTTTGAATTTCATCATTGCCAATTGTGCCATTCGCAACAATGGGCAAATGATTATTGTCTTGCGGAATCGGTTGGTATTGCATAGTTTCCATAATGAAAATTCCTTTGTGGTTATTGGGTTTTTCAAATTGCGGGGCGGACGCGCCAACGCCCGCCCCGCTATCATCACTCAATGAACGGAGAAAATTCATGAGTGACAATTCGAATAATGAAAATTGGAAAACTGTAGAAAAAATAGCCTTAAACGTTGAACGCATGTTAAGGGACATTACCAACATGCACAGGGATATAATAATCTTGCGCGATAGGATTATCCCCTTTGACGATGAAGTAAGGCCGCCAAGGGTACAATTTGAACCTGTAAGGCACGTTAATCTTAAAAGTGCATTGGAACGGATAGAAGACATACAGGAATATCTTTTCCAGCTAGGGTTTGATATAGGCAAGATCCGTTCAGCTATGGATACAATTGTATCTGATGCTGTATTGCGCTCTGACATGAAACCGTATCTCATTGATCCGAAACCTCGCAATCGTCGACAAAAGGATCAGGGATAACCGGCCTTTCACCACACAGTTTTTCTTCAATGCGCCTTAGAGAAATATTTATATCTTGCATATCGTGGGAAATGTTACTTAAATGATGCAAGGCGTTCACCATGAAATAGTGTAAGTTGTCTTTGTCAAGATTAGACATGGGTTTTTTCCTTGTCGTTTAAAGGTGGCGGGGCTGATCAAGTTGACGCCCTGTCGTGGGGCTTTAACGCCGGTGGCGGGGCTTTTCTTGGGTGTAGTTGTCAAGCGGGTTTGTGACATTTTTTCAAACTTTATCAAAAGGGCACGGGGTCTTGTTCATTATTGCCATATTCTTTGCGTCCCTGTTCGGCTTGCGCTGCACCGCCTCTTGAATAATGGCCGCTGGCTGTGGCATAATCGCCGCCGGATTTGTCATAATTGTTGCCGCTTGTGCTATTGCCGGATTGATTGTCTTGGGTGTCTTGTTTGCTATCAAGAAGCTTAATCTCACCGCGATAGGGCTTGAGGACAATCTCGGTGGTGTAGCGGTCTACCCCGTCTTTATCCTGCCATTTGCGGGTTTGAAGCTGGCCTTCAACATAAAGCTTTGAGCCTTTTTTGACATAAGACTCAACGACTTTAACCAGCCCCTCATTCCAGATTGTGATGCGATGCCATTCGGTGCGCTCCTGTTTGTTGCCGTCTTTGTCATTCCAGCGTTCGGAAGTGGCAAGGGTGAAGTTGGCAACGCGGCCGCCGTCGGGAAGGCTGCGAATATCAGGATCGCCGCCGACATGGCCGATAATGATTGCTTTATTGATCATGGGTTTGTTCCTTTATTGTTCCATTTGGGCTTTTAAGGTTTGGTGTTTTTGTTCCAATTCAAACAGAAAGGCTTGAACTTCCCTTTCCATATCGGCAATGAGAAAGTCATCCGCGTTGACGCGGGTGAGATACATATCAAAGGGGGCGGGGAAGTCTGGATTGAATGAGACAAAATCGCACCATTTGGCACCGGTGCAAGCCATTTGCCACTGCATTTGCAACAGGTAACGATGCGGAATTTTGCGTTTATCCAACAGTTGCGAATGGGCTGGCGGCTGTGGGCATTTGATTTCAAGTAGGCCGTCATCATTGATAAGGCCGTCTGGGGAAGCCCCGGCCATGGGAATAGTCGGGTGGATATGAAAGCCAGTTTCAATAACCGTGTTGCCAGTGAAGAGCTCATAGGTGGCGCGGGCTTGGGGTTCGGTATCAATGCCATGTTGCATCGCGGCATTGGTGAAGGATTTGGCGGGCTTGCCGGTTAAGCGTTCGGTCAACAAGTCATTCATGTAGGTTTCACGGGAAGAAGAAAAACCGGATTTCGTTTTTACCATGATGTCACCAATGCGGGAAGCGGTGACTTTGCCTAAACGCTGGGCAAACCATTCATCACTGCGCTGTTCAAATTGTTCTGGGGGCATGGGGTTAAACTTCTCTTATGGATTTGGTGGTAATTTGAGCCAGATGACAAACGGAGAATGCCGCCTGGCTATCGCCTCCGCCTTTGTGCTTAACCACGGAGACAATCTAAATGAGTAAAAAACTTATCGTTCTTGAAGACATTTATGACAAGCTTGAAGAGCTTATTGCGCTGTGTCGTCATATTGCCAGTGAGCAGCCCTATATAGGTAGTGATGCGTCTGATACGAAAGCTATGCTTGAAGAGCTGGCTAATCATCTTGGACTTTCAACAAAGGATTGTCATGAAGATGAAGCTGATCCGCGTGAACATTCACGCGGCCCCGCTCAATAAGCTTTGACGCCTTATATAGGCTTATCTTCGTTTTGTTAATGGAACGTCCGTTGAAGAGATAAGCTAGGACGCAGCTTGGCGGGGTGGTTTGGCAGGCTTCCTCAAACAGGGCTTTGAGTTGGGTTAAGTTATCAGTTGACATGGGCTTGTTCCTTTTCTTGTTGGGTGTCTTGTTGCGCCTGTTGTTTACGGGCGGCGATTGAACGATTAATGGCGGTTAAGGCTTTTTGGTAATCGCTTGATCGCAATGAAGCGACGGCGGTAATGCCGTAAGCGGTGCAAAATTTCTCAATTGAGATTTCATGCTCTTGCAAGAGAGAGATTAAATGATCACGCTGGCTTGTCGATATCGGATGATTATCAGGTAAACAAGCGGCGGCGTCATCATCAAGGGAAGAGGCTAGCCCAAGCGCGGCGTTCAATGTGTAACGTTGTAGGTAAGTGACGGCGGAACCCATGGCCTGAATTGAGTTTTGCAGCTTTGTGCCCACGGCGTTAATGTTTGACGACATGGCGTTGTGTTCTTGGTGGCCGTCTTGATGTTCAATCACGCAAATGATTGTAATCATATCGCCAGATTGTTCGGTGCGCCAACGGTAAGAAAGGCCATGTTTGGCCAGAATAGGCACGACAAGGCGGGCAATGTCATCAAGGCCGGCATAATGATAGCCGTGGCCTTTTTTGGATTTATAAATGGTGGGGATCTCTTGACGGGCGGAGGCAATGGCTGAGGCAAAAGCTTTACGGGCTTGACGATCTTCCCAACGTTCTTGCGCGTCCATAAGCTTTTGCAAAATATCTGGATCAGCACCTGATGCAATGGCCTGCTGTAAAAGGGTGGCGGGGGTGGTACTTTGCACGGGGGTAATTGGCGTGGAAGCGTTGACCGCTATGGGGTTTGGGGTGTTACCCTCTTGTTTCATTTCAATAAGGTCTTGTGTCATTTTTACCTCCTTAAAAACTGAATCATATCGGCGTCTTCAACGCCCCAAAGGGCGGCGAATATTGTAAGCATGAAGATTATGAAAAAGGCATATCCAGCCAGTTCAATCATCAGGTGACGCGGGGTCATTGTGCCGCCTCCTTATTGAAGCTTGTTACAGGGCGATTAATGAGAAGATGCAAAAAGCGTTGCTTAGCCTGTTTGGCGTTAACCAGATTGGGGGCGATAGCTTCCATTAGATTAAAAGCGTCATCGTTACGCATTTCAATAAAGCAATCCACTAAATCTAAAAATTGCGCTTTGGTGATATGGATATTGTCCAAGATCCGGCGGTTGGCCTCTTGTAAAAGCGGGTGAAGATCAGCGTTCGCTAAGCAATCTTCTAGATCAATCTCAACCGGGGTTTGAATGGTGATTTTCGTCATGATGTTTCTCCGTTAAATGAATGTGGGTAAATTTAAAATCGGGGATAGGTACGGTATTCGCGATAAGGATCGCCGTGATTGCGGGCTAGCTCATAGGCTTCATTTTTGTTCAATGTAAGGGTCAATGGGGTCATCTTCATCAAGATCATTTGAATGAAGATCAATATAGCTTGCAGCCAGTTGTTCGGTAATATCCTGCGATTCCAAACTTAGCGTATTGAAGCGAACGATCTTCAAGATGCTTTCCTGCCCTTCAAGGAAGTCTAGAGCTTGAGCAATGGTGTCAAAGCTTTGATTAGATACAGCGTCCCAGCCTTCCTTTTCACTAAAGGCGATTAGACGTTCATGGCTGGCTAAAAAGGTGGTGGTCATTGGGTTGCTCCGTTAATTTGAGTAAATTGCAAAAATGCAAAGAATAAGCGGCTGGCGGGGATTGCGAGGGAGCATCAACCCACCAGCCTTGCTTGGATCATTTTGCGGGGGCGATAATAATCCAAGCAATGGGAAAATTTTCAAGCAGCTTCGTTCATGCGGTGCGCGGCTGCCTCCATACGATAATGCGCCCTCTCAACAGATGATTGCAGCCTTTTATGGTTACAGGTTTTTTCATAAAAAACGGGTGCAGCATCCATGCGCCGCGCTATCTCTTCAATCAACGCCTCATCACTGATTGATTGCAAAATCTCACTATGGCTGGCGGGGTCAAAAGTGCTGTTGTTCATCTGCTCTCTCCGTTAAATGCCTGTGTCTCTTGTATGCGTTTCGGGTAAGATCGGCGGTGGTAGTCCTTCTTGTCCGTACCGGTGCTTCTTCGTTACCTTTGTTTTGCATTCCCTGTCCGTACCGGTGGTTCTCACCGCCTCTTGGTTCGCTCCCGCCAGATCGGCTTGTGATTTGCTTCTTCGTGGCGGGGTAT